TACTAAGTTACCCCAAGATAATCTACCCCAACCTTCACCAATTAAAAATCGTTCATCTATTGTTGCTGCACCAACGTTTGTGGTTGCTGCCTGTCCTGTTGGAATAATTGTTGCTCCTCCAGTGGCTTCCGAAGCTGTGCCTACTGAACTTGCTAAAGCTTGACCTGTTACTGCAACTTCTGTTGCAATTTCAACTGTTGATGATCCAACAGATGGAGTAAGGCTTTGTCCTGTTGGCGAATCACTTGAACCAAATTTTGCAGTTGCTCCACTTATACTGGTTGATAAAGATTGACCTAAAGCAACGATATCACCTGCAACACCCCAAGCGTTCTCACCCCAATATAATCTTCCCCAACCTTGATTTATTTCTCCTGAAACATCTGTTAGTGTTCCTAATGATGTTGTTAAACTTTGACCTGATACAGCAACACTTATGTCAGCTTGATTGCCCCAGTCGTTTATACCCCATTGACCTTGACCCCATTTATTATTAGCCATGTATTACCTCGGGGAATAACGGAGAACCCGCTATGAAAAACAAATTAATAATGTTCGCCATAGCAGGCCCCTCCTTTAAGTTATGCGATTCTCAATATTGCTGCTGCCGTTGTAAATGCTGGAAACTGAATTGTAAAAGTTCCGTTACTCGCAGTTTTTTCACCGCCAAAATCTAATACTGCCACTGCTTTATCGCCATTAGTGTCATTATAAATTAAAGCGCCTCTTGCTGTGATTGTTACACCAACAAAAGATAAATCAGCAAAATCCGTTATTGCTGTATTTGTTGCTATTGATGTTCCTACATTGACAAGAGCTTTACCACCTGAAGAGTATCCACCTGATGGTGAAGTAACTTGTCCTCCAGTTGTAAAAGATGTTGTTGATTTTCCTAAAGTCGCTGGTGTTCCGTACATTGATAACTTAAATGAGTTTCCACCAGGGTGACTAAAATTATGAGTTGCTTCTAATAATTCTTTTTTGAAAGAATTACAGATTGCGTTAGTTGTTATTGCCATTTTATCTCCTTAATTAATTATGGTGACGGTGAAGGTATTTTAATTCGAGGAACTCCACTGTCGTATTCTCCTCTTCTTCGTCTACCCATTTGTTGTAGACCAAAAGCTTGTATGCTTTGATTATACCTATCAGAATACAGTTTGTATAGGTCTTCAGGACCTTTTAAAAAGCCATAAGCTTCTTTTAACACTCCGTATAATAATAGCTGTTCATGTTGTTTTGAAAGTGTAGTGCTAGTTGAACTATCAAAATGAGGTGGGTCTTTAATAAAATTGACCTGAACCGTATCAGCTGCTGCTGGTGTTGGAGCAACCAATATGACAGGACCTTGTTGAACATTATCCTCCCAATTAGCCCAGTATTTAGGTGTGCCTGTTGCACCTGTTGGATTAAATTCAGTTATAAAACTTGTGTCTCTTCTTTCTAAAAAAGTCCTATTTCCATTCGCTGCAACGTGCTGTACAGACCTAACTAAAATACAATCAGCTGGTAAAATAACATATCTATTATTAGCTGTAAAACTAGATGTAGAGTATTTTCTTAAATCATCGTAATCAACTTGTCCTGCTATTTCTAATTCTACATTTCTTATGAATTGATCTAAAATAGTATCACTTAAAACATTACTATCTACTTCTGTAAAGTTTCGTACTTGTGTTAAAAAATTTGCATGTGTAATAGCCATTATGAAATACTCACTGTTACATTGCCTAATAATGTTGAAGCTTCTCTTCTTCTATTTTGTAATGAAGGATCTTCTGGAATCATACTATGTAATATAGATGTAACTCCATTTCTTGTAATTTCAAAGTCTTGTGTTTTAAATGCAAATTGACCAGGTAAACTTAAATTAGCCACACCAACCATAGTTCCACCAGAATCAGCTAAAGTATCATCATTAGGTGCAACAGTTTTAGGTTGTTGAAATCTTTGAGGTCTTACTTTTTGTAAAGCAATAGCATCAGTTACGTTTCTTCTTCTTGTTATTTGTGGTTGTTTAGGATCATATTCAGATATATGAACAAAAGAACCATTCCATTCTGTAACCATTTCTTGATATGGAAAAGCTAATCCACTTCTATCAGAAATTGCTAATGATCTTTTTCCGCTTGCGTATTTAGCCATTATGATACATTTGGAAAGTACGACTGAGGAGAGATATATAATGATGTTCTCTGCCCGTCTTCTTCCAAAGCTCTTTTCATTTCATCTTCGTAAATTAATTTCATTGCTTCAAGTCTTTCAGGTGCTTTTTTCATAGCTAAATAATAAGCTAAACCTGCACACATACATGGTAAAAATCGGTAAACTACATCAGCTTGTTGGTCATTATAAGCTGTTGCGTCTTCAATTCTATTTATAGTGTAATATTTTAAAGTTGTGTATGTTGATGCATCAGGCGCAACATATAAACTTATTTTTGGAGTTACTTGTCTATCAACATAATATTGTGATGGTTGTCCTCTTGCTAATTTATTAGGTTTAGCTGAATAAGCAGATCTGTCTATTTTTGTAAGCGCTACATCTTGTGTGTTAGCATTATCACCTGACGCAGCTGTGGTTGATATGTAAGCTTCTAAGACATCACTTACATTGGCAGCGACACTGTAAGTAGCTGTACCTGCTGTTAATGCTTGTTCATTTAATTCAACTTTCCAAAGATGTATTCCTCTGTTTCCCCAATCAGAAAATAATAAGTTTAATGATCTTCGTGCTGTTTTTAAATCATAGCCCGTGCTTGGTCTAATACCACCGCATCTTTCAAATCCTTCATCAATGACTTCATCGATATTAAGATTAAATGATGTTGCTCCTGATGTTGCCATAATTAATCCTTACACTGGCATCTTTTGCCAAGTAATTTTTCTATTATATGTTTTATATACTTTTTAATTTTTTTAAACATCAATCATGCCCTTATAATATTGTTCGTATGATTTATTAGAAACTTTTTTACCATCTAATTCACTTTTAATATAAGATCCCGTATAGCCACCAGTGCTAAAGCTTCTGCTATAATTAAAACTTAAATTTTTTGACTTACCTCGTTTTGTTCCTGTAACATTAAAACTGGAGTTTTCACCTTCTTTGGTATAACCAAGACCTATCTGACTAGATATATTTTCTTTAGTTTTTTTACTAAAAGGTTTTTCAAAAGTAAAATCTAATTTCTTATCCCCTTTTCCAACACCCATAGATGCTCTAGGCGTGGTAACATATTCATCATCATATATTCCACCACCAAAAGTAACATCAAGTTTCTTTTTCTTATAAGACTTTTTATCAGCCATTTGGCTCCTCCAATTTTATTTGTGCGGCCGCATTAAGAGTGTCAATTCTCTTCTTTTTACGGTTGTACAACTTCTTTGATTGTATCACTTTAGGCTTGAATGTTCTAGACCTTAGACTTTTTGCGACTGGATTTGTAGATTTTACCATGTGTTTTCTCCAACACTTTTCTAAATTTGCTTTTTTCTGCTCTACCCCAACCTCTTCCAAGACCAGGTTCTAGCTGTTTTTTTATTTGACTTCTAGTTATTGCCATCTAATTTACCACCTATACGTAGTTTATATTTAATAAATATCTCTTATGTACGTCTGTTTGATATTTAGCTTTGTGTTTTATGTCTCCATCAAATATTAACATTCTATTTTCCTTACTGTCAACTTCTGTGTGTTTACCATTATCATCTACTATTGTCTTACCGTTATTATTATTTAAATAAAAAATAGCTGTTTTATTATTTGGTATATCTGGATAATCTACATGCCATTTTGAACTAATAGAATCAACATCCCGCAAGTTTAAATTAGCTCTAATTTGTATAGGAGCTACAATATTCAATTTCGTTAAAAGTAATCCTATTTCTTTAGAATATGGTGCTAAAAATTGCCAATGATTAAAAATACAATGATTAAAAAAACCATTCTTACTTAAGTTTTCTTGTTCATCCTCTAATGGAACATCTTGAGGTAGCCAATACCAAGGTATCGTACTTGATAGGAAGTGTTCTTGAATTTTTTTAAAATGTTTATCTTCTAGAAAATTATCTATAACAGTTATTCTAGCCATGGTGAATACACGACTTTACCATCAACTCTTTTGGCACGCAAGGATTGATTTCTATTTGAATTAGTCGAGTATGAACAATGAATCCAGCCTGAGGAAGGTTCATTATCTCGGTAGAATTCTAAGATTAGCTGGTCATATTCCAACTCTGATTTAACCCACGAAGCTAGCTCTCTGTTATCTACGCTAGGTATTTCAAAGTCTGCTGCAGCAGCTTGTTTATCTGCTACATGTTGAGAGTTTACTGAACTTCCAATTTCTAGGCACAGCTGAGCACAACGGAATCCTGATGATATAATTAATGGTTTGTCAAAGTGCGAACGAACTGGTTGTAGTATGTTTACTGCTAACGCTTTTAGATTTTCAATTTGCTGTGGGTTAGGATTATTGTTAATTCCCTTCCTCTCAGCTATTTGGCTTTTGGTAAGCTCGTCTAATGTTATGTTTGCTGTTAACTTCATTTTTTCTCCTCTATTTCATAAAAAAATTTATCTGTATCTTCTGTTCGCCACTTTCTAGAATCTTCCACATTCCACTCAGAAGTTTGTACTTTCCAATCTGGTACATTATCCTTAACTGTAAAGGATGGAATGTCCCAAATCAACCTGTTGTTTGGTTGTGCTGCATAATTACCATCATCTAAAGCCAATATATGCGCACATTTATGTTCGTGTGGTATTTCAGAATGATCTGTATCTATAATATTACTCTCTGGATGCGCCCAGTCAACAGTAAAAAGATAAGCTCCTGCATGAGTTTTTTTATCTTTACCAAAATATTTTCCTGCTTGACCGTCTAGAATGTCCCAAGAAGTAACAGCAGGATAGTAACTAAAACAGTTCCATAAAACCAACTCATCAAGCCTACGTTTAGGAACATCTTCTGGTTTAAAGCCTCTTTGAATGAATGCAGATATTGGTAAACGATAGTAGACAGCTCCATTTTCCATAATACAATGAAAAAGTAAGGAACGTCCCGTAATAGACGTAATACCAAAAATAATACAGTCTTCAACTTCTCCGTGATGTTTTTTAAGGTCATATAAATATTCTCTCCTAATTTGTGCATATGTAACTGGTATGTTTGCGTTTAGATAGCTCATAAGAAAATTTCATTATTCTAAAATAATTTTCTTAATAGATTTAGTCCCATCAATATTGTCTTCTAGTTCTGCTTTAGTTTTAATGCATTTGTATTCTATGTTATCATTAATCTGACGAGAAGCCTCACGCTTCCCTTTTAAACACACGCTCATTGAAGGCTGAATTCTGTG